ATCTTCACTTAAGGATGTCTTAAAATCAATAAAAGCATCATTCGCACCACGAATTAATTCAAGTGATCCACCATGTAAAAGTGAGTAGTTTGATCCTCCTCTTGCTACTATGTCTCCAAGAACGTAAAGTTTTGGATCGAAATTTTCAGGAGTTGAAGCAAATCCATCATTTGGATTATTGGTTGCGATACCAACTTGGCCACTTGAATTGATACGAAGTCTTTCCTCTCCTTCAGTTGTTACTATAAAACGTCCGTCAGAACCTGTATCAATTACCTCTGCAGATGTATTTCCTTCAGTAATTTTATCAGCCACACCTGTTGGACCTGCTGGACCTGGTGGTCCTGGTGGTCCTGCGACAGTCGAATCATTTCCTGGTGGTCCTGGCGGTCCTGCAACTGTTGATGGATTACCTGGTGGACCTACATTTCCATCGTCTCCTGCTGGACCTGGCGGTCCTGGTGGTCCTGCAACTGTGGATGGTTCACCTTTATCACCTCTACCACCAGCATTAGCCATAACCCACTGAGCAGAGTTACCATCATTATAATAAACAAATAAATCTCCCGTATCACTCTCCCACCATAATTCACCATTATTAGCGTTAGGTGGTGGATTATCACCCACTGTGACTGGTATAACTGTAATTGTTGCAGCGATACCAGGATGACCTGAAGGATTTTGTACACTTGCCTCTGCTGTTACAGCAGCACCAACAAAATTTAATTGAGTAATACTACTAGTTCCACTTACCTGACTACCCTCGTCAAATATTGTTATTGAACCTTGTGTTAATCCACCACCAAGAGGTACCCAAAATCTTCTACCAGGATAACCAGGTATAGAAATTAATTGATATTTTTGTCCTGTGGGAATACTAGAAGGATCAGTAGGAGGATCTGCCAAGTTTGGCTCTGCTTGCTCAAGATCAAGATATTGATAACGATCATCTTTAAGTTGATCTTGAGGTGTCCTTTTTACTCTACCACTTAAATACTTCACCATAATTATGCAGTGCTATTTTCAAGTATACTTGCGATGAGTTCCATTTCTAGTGGAGCAAAATATCCTCCTGAATAACTTGGACCTACATTAACAACAAATTGAGTAGTTGTAAGATGATTTGTAGATGTTGCTGTTCCACCACCAATAGTTAATTCTGCACCTGATGCAGGATCTGTGACACGAGGATATGAATGCTCTGTTTCTCGATTATCCATAGTGCATGTGAAATATAATCCATTATCTATTATTCTTATCTTATCACCAGATAATAAATTATGAGCTGTTGATGTTCTTATTAGTAATTCACCTGCTCTTAATAACTTTCCTTCAATAACTGCCTCATCATTACTTGTATAACCTACATTTTTATTCCCACCACCATAGTATATGGCATATTCTATGTCAAATCTTGAACCTATTTTTATAACATTATTTGCCAAAGATTGTCCTGGCACAAATGTATGTGATGATGTATCAGAGGATGTTCCTATGAACATGGTAAATTGATTTGCATTAAGAACTGTTATCTCTAGAAGTTTACTATATGCGTAGTCTGCTTTACCAGCATTTATTCCAGTTCCAGTGACTCTTGGATACTTTTTAACAGCACTATTACCATCAGAAGCACATGTGAATGCAAATCCTTCTTCTTTTAATCGCACGAGATCACCCGATGAAAATCCATGAGAATTTGCAGTAACACTTAATATTCCAGTCGCAGGATCATAAGTCGTTCCTGCTGCTGCAGTTTTTGTAATTTGACTAGTTAATGAACCACTTGTAGTTACAACTTCAATTGGTAATCTTCTAGACCTTTCATAATAATGTATCGCTGAGTTAAAGTAATGTGCATACTTATCACTTGTATTTGAAACTCCCAATGGTGTTGAACCACCAATATGAGATGTAAATGTCATGGAGGTGCCAACTTGCCCTTCAATAGTCTCTACTGTATATGATTGTTGTGGGTCTGGAAATATATTAGTTGTGATACCAGTCTGTCCTGGTTTACATGTAAACGCAATACCAGCTAAAGTCACTGGATCACCAGGATTAAATGAATGTGGTTCTTTGGTGGTGATTGTTACGATACCAGTGGGTTCATGATAATCAACAAAAGTTATGATTCCAACTTGTTGTTGTGTACCTTCAATGAAAATTTTATCTAATACTAGTGGTGTTTTTTCAAGAACTAATCTACCATCGACTATTATTGCAGCATCATTAGGTGGTATTTCAATATCTTTTATTACCCTAATCTCTCTCTTATTACCTGTGCTTCTTTGTGTTCTCTGTTGTGTAAATGTTACCTTGGGAAAGGTATTACCGATGCCAACATTAGATACCTGTAAATATAGCAAAAGTGCAGAGGTACCTGTAGGCACTTCATACAATTTCTGTTTATTTGGTGCAACAGGAACTGCTAGATTAATAAATTTATTTACTGGTGCTATCGCCATTTAGTTTAATGCTAATATCAGTGGTGTAAGTTGTGCTTGGATTGCCCTATTAAAGTCTCTACCTCTTATTGTAGATGTTGTTTGATCAATTGTCAAACCATCTCCAATACGGAAGTTACCTTTTTGATCAGTGCTAGTGAACGGAACTTGTCCACCATTAATCGCAACTACCTCATTCTCAGGCACTGGTTTACCTGCTTGGAATGGGTTAGCCTTATTTATGTCAGTACCAGAACCGATATACTCAAAAGAGTGAGAACTTGTTATGATTCTACTTAATCTAACAAATTCTACTTTAGTGTTAGGAAATATTGGATAAGGAATAAACTCATTAAATGTAACTGTCGATATTCCAGTTCCTGAAGAAGCAACAGTCGATTCACTGACTGTGAATAGAATTGGATCCATATCAACGGTTGCAGCACCCGCACCGCCACCTGATATATTAACAGAAAGAGTTTGATTAGGTAAGAAGTTTCTACCACTATTGATAACATCAATCGATGTAATTGTTCCAGCAGCACTAACATTCGCTGAAAATTCAGGAAGTATAGCTTCAGGACCTTGAGGAGCTTCACTTAATGTAACAATAGGTGGAGCACCTGGATTATAATCACCATCATTACCACCGTTTGTAATTTTTAGTTCCCTTACTAATTCTAATGGAGTTGTTATTATATCGGTGGATAAACTATCAGCGTATTGATTCATATCTAAATGGAAATATGTACCTTGACCATCAAACGGTGTTCTTGTTCTCTGTAAAATATCAGTTGTTCCAACTGATATTATAGAATCTTGACCGCCAATAGTTCCAGTATTAATTGTACCAAAAAATTCAATATCACCATATCCATCTGCAACTAAACCAAAATTTCCAAATGATGAATTAGAGTTTGTGAGATCACATTGTCCACCAGATGTAGCAGCGATACCAATGTCACAAGCAATGGTAAATATAGAAACTAATTGAGCATATGCATTGTTAGATAATGATACTCCTATTCCAGCTTCATTATATTGAGTAAATGAATCACATACCATTGATTTAAGGTCCTGTCCTAAATTATTATCTCCTGAATTATTTGCGTTTGCATGATCTCCATTTATTTTCATGCCTATACTTTTTCTCATGAAATTGGTACAGTTTCTTACGTATGGAGATCTCCATCTTCCAGATGATCCTTCATCAGCAGGTCCTAATGCAGTAAATCCTGTAACTGCCTGAAAGTCTGTTCCAGCATTCACACTTGCCTGAGTTGGTGGAAATGCTACAGCACCACAATTAGAATGATCATCATTTACAAAATCTTGTCCAGTAAAACTAAGATTCTCGATTAAACAACCTCTTCTAACGTGGAAGAAATCTTTATTTTTATTTTTTGGTATAAGCAATACTAATCTTAAATCTTCACCATTTATCGCAACATCATCTCTCAAACCAATCGGATTATCTTCAATGTAAGTTCCTGATCTGACTCTAATTGTATCTCCTACTTGTGCAATTGCAGCAGCAGCTCCAATTGTAAATTTAGCGTCACCCTCAAGTAGTCCACTGTTTGTATCACATCCATTTTTTGTAACCCATAGTGTTCTCTTTGTCTGAACACCTGAAGGTCTCCATGATACACCAGCACCAACACCACTCACATCAAAAGATGATAGACGATAATCAGTTTTACATGCACCGACTCCATTATTATTAAAGAAATCAATAATTCTTGATTCTAATTCAAGGGTTCCAAAAAGTTTAGTATCTTGACCGACATTTAAGTTTTTAGCTAATCCAACCCCACCATCAACAACTAAAGCTCCCGTTGCTGTGCTTGATGAATCTTGTACACTGTCAACATCCAATCTTCCAGCAATAACTCCATTTCCACCAATATTAATATTCTCCTCTATACCAACTCCACCATCTACAATAAGTGCACCTGTATCTTTATTGGTAGAAGTAGTAGCATCATTAATTATGGTTTGTCCACCAACATTTAATCTCTTTTCAATACCAACTCCCCCATCTACAACGAGTGCACCTATGTCTTTATCTGTTGATTCTGTTTGCCCATCAATCTTCGTGTCACCAGCGACATCAAGTGTACCTTGAATATCTGTATTACCAGTAACGTTGTCAACAAAAAACTTATCAGTAGTTCCGTTTCTAACAGCAAAATCTGCATCAACATCTACAGTTCCGTTGAACTCAGAGTTACTTGCAACAGTTAATGATCCACCAAGAGTTGTATCACCATCTACATTCAATGCGGAATCAAAATCAACATCACCAGTGGCATGTAGAGTGCCACTAATATCTAAAGTAGAGGTAGGATTATTATTTTGTATACCTACGTTTGACATTCTGTAGATATTATTTCCATTGAATCCCCAAAAATCTTGTGTTTGTATATCAACTATTTGTGTTGGATTTGATGAATTAGGTATTGGTATTAATGAATCAACTCCAGTGCCATTACTGTTTATTTGTCTAAAGTTAAATACGGTAAATGATTGTGCAATACCAGTTGTAGGAATATAAACACCCTCATCTTGAACAAATACACCCTCAGTAAAAGATGGCTCAAATGATACCCAACGAACACCAATAGCATCCCTTTGTAAGAAGAATCCATTTCCACCAGGAGATCCTGCCGAATCATAAATGTTTCTCGCTATTCTTATACTTCCATCAAAATCTGCTCTTAGATAACCATCAGTTGCATTATCAATTGCACCAAAACTGCCAGGATCATCTGTACCAACACCAAATGTACCTGCTGAAGATACAACAACAGCATTACTTCCTGAATTGATATGGAGTAATTGAGAAGGATCTGAATTAGCGATACCGACTAAACATGGATCTTCTTTTACAATGAAGCATTCATTACCTACCTGGAAGGTTCCATCAGGTTGAGTAGTGCCAATTCCAACTCGACCTGCTATCTGCCCATCGTCAGCACCTCTCTGAGACGATATAGCAACAAAAACTGTTCCTGCAGCACCAACGTTAAGACGATGGAATACTGTAAGGAAGTTCATATCAACTGGACCAATAAATGTTGATACACCACTAACAAAAAAATTCTTTTTAACAGTTAACCCATTAAACTCTATAGTTTCATCAGTAAAAACATCACTTGCATCTATATCAGCATATAATTTTCCATAAACGTATACGTCATTCGCAAACTCAGTTGGTTGAGAAAAATGATTTACATCAGTATTCTCAAAAGAAGGATTGGGTACTGGACCATTCTTAAATCCTGACATTAACCAAGTCCCCCTAATCCTGGAATATTCATTTGACCTAATGATTTACCAACGTTACCTAGTTGTCCTTGTATTGCACTAGTATCAATCGAACTTAATTGTTCAGTAACTCCTCCTAGTTGTTCAGTTAAATTACCTGACATTGATTCAAGTTTACCTGTAATATTAGATTCTTTTAATTTATCACTAAGTGTTGAAAGACCATTACCCGATATTGATGCAATATTATCAACGTTAATGGGTAATCCAGAAAATGATTTTTGTCCGAAGGTAATATTTCTAAGATAAAATGTATCAGTTTTTAGAGCATTGGTATTAATAACGTTAGTGTCAAAAAATATACTATTTGCTTTAAGATTCATATTTCCACATGACTTTATATTAATGTCAGAATCTGCATCTATTTGCACTGTTTTTCCATATATTCTTACTGAACCGTCTCTCATAGCAGTTATTGTAACATCTCCACCTTTACCTATTATATTAACACTTGGACCTGCATTATCATTATTTAAATCTCCAGCGATGGTTATATTTTCATCAACAAGCATATGGTATTTACCATCCTCAGTAAATCCAACAAACTGTGACTTACCGTTTAATTCAGAAATAAACGCAGCAGTAGTTCCCCCACAAAATCCATACTCTGGATTTCCAGACTCTATTCTGAAGTGAGGTCCAAAGGAATCGTATTGTCTACGAAACCATGCTTGTAAATCTCTTGGTCGTTCTTGTACCATTTAGAAAGTCTTTTTTAATATTTATCAGTAACCACCATATGGAGGACTTGGTGGGCTGGGAGGACTTGGTGGACTTGGAGGACTTGGTGGACTTGGTGGACTTGGAGGACTTGGTGGACTTGGAGGACTTGGTGGGCTGGGTGGACTAGGCGGTGAACTTGGACTAGCAGGTGCTGGAGTAGTCATGGGAGTCTGTGTAGTAGTGGCTCCTGTAGGACCAGCAACTGTTGATGAATATGTTACAGATTGAGTTGAGACATTAGTTGTAGTAGTAGTCGTTGTTGTCATCATTGATTGTCTACTCTCTGCTGGAGTATCATATATTATGGCATGTGCTGATGTAGTATGAGCAACACCTACCATCTTAACACCTTTTGTAGGATGGATATGAAATGGACCATAATATGGTTCTCCATTCACAAATCCAACAATACCATTTCTCGGAGTGATGCAATCGATTATCTGTTTTATTTCACCCTGATATGATGGTCTAGGTGCTATCTGTGCTTTAATAATTGCACCACTACCAGTCTTAGAATTGATTCTTAATATTGGTAAATCTTTAACTGGAATGACGTTTGTTGTCTGTGGATTAGGTGCAATAACATTCAATATTCTGCCATCAATATCCAAGAATTTAACATACTCATTACCTTCATTATCTACAATTGTATCATCATCAGTATATCCTCTTCCAGAATCTATAACAACAACATGATCGACAATATATCCATCACCTGAATTTTCCTCAATCACAGGATAATTTTCACCAGGAACTATGACAACAATGTCAGTTACTTGCTGATAAGTTGGTGAAGTTGGATCATAGTCTATGACTGCCTCTGCTTGTGCACCATATCCCTGATTGCAATTATCAGTAATGCTAACCAAAGGAGGAACAGTATATCCCTCACCTGGATTTGTTAATTTTATACCAATTAAACTTCCAGTCTGTTGAGCAAATGCATCTCCAACTAAAGATCCAATGATTGGTTCAGCTAAAGTTCCTTGCCCATCCGATCCAAATACGTTTACCTGTATACCTTTACAATCTAATGGAGGACCTGTGTAACATTCTCCTAATACACTACTAAAACCTGCTGTGCTCACATTTGGATTTAAGAAATCAAATTGCCCCAGTAATCCACCCAATATTCCACCTGGTGCTCCAGCTGCCTCTTGCAATGCTTGAGCAGCATTTGCTACATTCAGTATGGTTTCTCCAGTTATTGCTGGCATATTTTTAACACCCTTTCCAATTGTGAATACGTTACCACCTGCATCTACACCGCCTGGTGAAACACAATCAACAAGTTCTTGTAAACCTAATAATCCCTCTGCTTTTCCTCTTAAATCGTTTATTAAATCGAATCCTCCCATTATTTTACCAACACCGCCAAGTTCTGGTGCAAGATCACTTCCAATGGATTCAATTACTTTATTGAATAATGCTCCAGTAAATTGATCTGCTATACAAGGTGTAAAACTCACAACATTATCTAAGAAAGATGTTAACAAAGATGTTATGTCGGGTAACATATTACCAGCAATCTTTTCAACTACGCATGGTATTTTATTTTGTAGAGCTGCAACACCTGGCACCATCGCAGTAATCGCTGCTGTACCTGCTTTTTTAGCGATTGCTGTATTTTTTGTAGCAGCAAGTGTTGTCTGATATACGGTATTATATAAATTTTTATTTCCTGTATTCAAGTTCGATCCTAAACTATTAAATGCAGATTTTGTTATGTCTCTAGTAATACCCTGCGATACACCATTTATTTTTTTAGCAGTATCTGATATAATTCTATTTCTTTTAGATGGTGACGCATTCTTTGCATCTTTAACAGAATTTTCTAAGTTTGAACTAATCTTTTCACCATCAGATGAACCTGCAGCAGCAACATCTGTACCCACACCCTTTGATGCCGATTTAGTCACCTTGCCCGTACTCTCTGTTATTTTGTCTGCAAGATCTTCATCAACTAATCTAGGAGAATTATGTGAGTTCTGAGTATCTTCACCAATTTCATTCTCAGGTATAACATTACCTTCTGGAGAATTGTCAGGAGTAAATCCAGAGAAAGGTGTGAAAGGACCAGGATTTCCATTTATAACGTAGGATGAATTACCAATGACACCAAATATAACTGGTATTTGACCATCATCACCATCTAGAAAAAATCCTACTACAACATCACCTTGTGCAATACGAATTGGTTTATATCTACCTGCCTTTCCTGATCCACACTGAGGTGCTAATATTACAATCGCCCAAGGTAAATCTTCATCTTTTAATTCAGTTGTATTTTGGGGATGATAACCCATAATACGAACTTTGACACGATTACCCCATGCCTCTGGTTGTTTATTCCATTGTAGTGACCATGATTCTTTAGGAGGAACCTGACCAATCCACCAACGAAATCCGTCCATTCCCAAAAAATTACTTTTTAATAAATTATTTTCTATCATGTATCCCTCTTACCAAAAGTATCTTTAAGTAATTTTAATTTTGTAAATGAACCATCAGATTCAAAGTGATGCACTAACTCTTTTATCATATATAGACCACTTTGCTCTGGATCTGTTTCTTTTTTTTCCTCTACAGTCATCTTTGGAAAAACACAATCGATTAATCCACCAGCAACTAAATTTGTGTTTAGTGGTATTGTTGCTACCGATGTTATATTAAAAATTAAATTATATCTCATCATAGCCTGTGATTGTGTTTCCATCGGATCTGCATCAAGATTTCTTGATCTTTCATTTTTCTTTTCAAGAGTACCTATGCTTAATACACCTGTTACAATACGACTTGGTATCTCACCAACGGTTTTTCCTGTGTCATCATAAGGTGGTGTTTCATCCTTGAAGTCTCTTCCCAAGTTGTTTAACTTACCTTCATATTTTTTCGTTGTAAATGTGCCTTGTGCTTGTGTTGTGAATTTACCATCCAATGGATTGTAATACATTCTTTGTGTACAATACGCACCCCTCTCAAGATTATCAACAAAATTATTATTCTTTGTGGTATTATGTTGTATAATTCTAAAATCCTTATTTGGATCATCAACATTTAATATACCTGGTTGATAAGTATATTGTTTATCATAAGGTTCTTGAGTACATAAAGCATCTATTGACCTAAAATTATAACCCTCCTTTGTTTCATAGAAAAAATATCCAGCAGTTGCACTCTTTCCACCAACTACCTCTGCCTTACCAGAACCAGGCACAGACTTTGACGCTAACCATGTCAATACTGTAAAGGGTTTTCTTAAATTGCCAATGAAACTATAATCATTTTCTGTTTCATCTATTTTTTTATTCTTGTCTGTTAATAGAAATTCATCAATAATACTTTCAACACTTTGAGATATTTTTTGTGAAAACTTCTTACCAACTCTGGATGTTTCATTAGTTATAGACTCTCTTGATACTAAGTTTAATACAAAAGACTCTCTTTCTGCACCTAATAAAAGATTTGTTATAGAGGCAACGTATAATGAATTATCACCAGTAAATTCCAAAGGTATATTATTTTTTGAGTTACTTTCTATTTTTATATTAACTTTTTCACCACCTCTCAACGGTAATCCATGATACACGGTAGTGCCAAATTCAGGTACAGCTGTATTCGATACGATTACTTTTGCAGTAATCATTGGTGAAAATATATTTTCATGATAACTAAACGCAACAACACCTGCCTTTATATCAACAGAATTACTTCCATCTAAAGATATAATTTCAAATTGCTCGTAAATGCTTGGTGAAATCGCAGACATTATGTGTACTTAAGAACCCCCACGCTTTGTAAATCAAGAAGAGTTGCACTCATTGGTTTTGATGAAATACGAGTATTCATAGATTTCTTAGTGGAGTGTGTAATATTTGGCTCTACTGGCATCGGTTTTTCAACAATCATTATAGTGCTCCTTCTACTTTTTCCTCTACTTCTTGATAATGCTTCCCTATTTTTTACAATAGGAACAATGTTCTTACTATTTACACCTGCTATCAAACTCTCTGATTCATTGCTACTAAAACTATCTTGCTTAGATGATGAAATTGAAGTTATATAATTCGCACCAACTCCTGAACGTATTCTCTTAGGTTTAATTGAACCAAGTTCTAGATTATCACTCATTCCCTCTATGTCTTCACCTTGTGCCAATAATTCATCATTTGGAATGATTGTTCCACTTTGTTCAGGTACAAATAACTCTGTGGTATCATTAATAGTTCCATCTGGATTTTCACCTACAATAACAGGTTGATTTTCTTCTACAGGACCACCCATTGCCCTACCCTCTATTTCTTTCGTCTCTTGAACAGGTATTATATCATCCTCTGTCATTTCTGGTATATCATCAGCATCAGGTAACTCAGCAGATTCAATTCTTTCAGTTAGTTCGGCAACATCCTGAAATTCCTCCTCTCTTGCAAAATCGTTGATTGCAGTTTTAAAGTCTCTATCTAATAAAGCGAGATTATTACCAGCTTTATCAATTTGTTCTTCAACTTGTTTTTTATTTTTACTGAAGTCTAACTTAGCAAAAATATTAAGTGCGTTGTCTATGCTCTCTTTCACTCCACTTACAAAATTTTTAATACCATCTACAAATCCCGTTAGTATACCGACTATTTTTTGTATTCTTTTTATTAACTTTTGAAATGCTTCGATTATTTTAGGTAAATTTGTTAGTGCCCAACCAATTAATAAAATTCCTAAAAAATCTAATATTCTACCTAAAAATCCTCTAGTGCTTCGTTGGAATAAATTACCTTGTTTTTTCGACACACCTTTTACATTCTGTGCCTCAAGTTCATCTTCACGTTGTTTTCTCTTTATATTTTCTTGTCTTTTTCTAAAATATTGATTGTCTTTTCCGATTAAACCTCTTCTGAATTGATTAGATTCTCTTGTATTTTTTATTATTTCATCAGCTTGTAACTTCGCTCTTTTTATACCCTGTCCAAAATTTCTGACAGAATTACGAATACTATCAATACTGATAGATGTTTTTCTAATTGTATTTCTTCTTGCAAATATTGACATTATGCTGGTGCTCCAAATAATTGCGTAGCTAGTAATGCATGTGTATTGTTATCATCAAAATATATTGATGGGAGTTCATTAGATGCAATATCTACAGGTGCATTATTTTGACCACCTGTCGCTACACCTTGAACTGGGAAATTAACTATGTTTGGAGTATCCTCTGGATTATTAGAAATTATATCAGCTCTTGCTAAATTGTTATTCTGTACAGGTTCAACATTTACAACTTCATCTTTTACAATGATATCATCCTCTGTTAATACTGACATCTCATCAGTTTCTGCTTTATCTTTTTTACCAAGTCCAAACAATCCTTTAATGCCATTAAATACTGAATTTACTGCACTTTCACCTAATATACCACCACCCAGTGTCAATAAAAAGTATAAAATTCTAGCACCAGGAAATGGTGCAATTAACAATGGAGAAAAAACTTTTGCTGCTAACGCAAAACCCCCTGCATATCCAGCCAAGTTTGCTAATGCTTCATCTAATGGAACACCACTTATCAAATCAAATATCACATTAAATAATGCACCACCTATTCCGATACCCCCTGCTCCTCTTGGTGGTTTAATTTTACCATATGGACTTTGTATTACTCTATTAATTCCTTTTGGAGGTGGTAAAGTCTTAGAGGGATTAATTTCTAAGAACCCTGTACCTCTCCTTTTTTTATTAATTTGTCTTCCACCCTCAATTAAAAGTTTTTCACCACCAGGCGTTCCTACTCTTGGACCTAAATCCTGTAATTTTTTATCAATTATTCTTCCACCCTGAGTAACCGCAACACCACCAGCTGCACTTAATCCAAGTATTGCTAATAATTTTCCTAATGCACCTCCTCCTAATGCCACGACTATTGGAATAAGGGGTCTGAAAGCTTTAATACCAGCTGCGAATAATCGTTTAACTCCACCTAAAGTTGAACGTAAAAATCCACCAAAAGCAACTCTACCAACACTTGATGCAAAACTTGTAAGAAGTCTTAAAGTTGTTATTATTCCTATATTAAACGCAGTGAAAGCTGCACCTAATCCAACTAAACCGAGCGTGAAAATTCTCTTTAATTTTTCTATCTTTTCAAGATTACCTTCAGCAATAGATTGAACTAAATCTATACCTACATTTGTTAACCAACCACCTGCTAAGATAAAAAAGAAATTTTGTAGAGAGAAAAGTGATTTTTGTGTCTTTGCAGCAATTCCTTGTAATGGTTTTTGTAAAGATGATTGTATTTTTTTCTCTAATTCACTCTCTTTACCCTCTCTAAGTCCTTGCTCTGCTAATATTGCTTCACGATTTTGTTTTGCTGATTCTCTTTGTTTTTCTAACTGATCACTTATTGCTAAATTTTCTTTTATCCCTGCTAAAGAAAAATTTAATGAACCAATTTGTTTTGATATATCCTCTAATCTCTGCGATACATTATTTAATGTAATTGAATTTTGTGTTAATAAATTATTAGTAACTGGATCAGTTTGCTGTGCTTGAGGTTGTGTGGGGACTGGATTAACATTTGGAGATTCAGTTGGTACAGGACGAGATATTGGATTAAAAACACTAGAAGATACAGTCCTTCTAACTGCTCTAATACCTCCTGCTATCGGTGAACCAAACTCATCCATTTTTTTCTTGTTGTGCTTTTAGATTTTCCTCTTCAATATATTGTTGAAGAAGTGAAACATAAATTTCTCTCTCCCACGGTATCATGTTCTCAAGCTCTGTCAAACTATATTTATGGTGCTGCATCAAAGCAAAATTTAATTTATAGTATGACACAAGATCTTCATGTGCCATACTTATCCGAAAAAATTCTGCAGCCCCTCTAATAATACTTCATTGTCTACACCTGTATTCGGATTTTTTACCTTAACTGTGTGTGTTAATTTAGGCATTGTATTAAAGAATTCTTCAATCTCCTTAAACTGTGCGGAGTTAAGTTGTTCTAAAAATTCAGATAATTCTTTTTGAGTACAATCCTCTTGTGTCCATGACTCTTCTTCAGAGTAAACTTGATCAATACATGATGCTATAAGATCAAAGGTATCATCAACCTCCATCTTATCCATCGCAAAATTACTCTTTATAAACTCATCTAATGAGGGATACCTCATTTTAAGAGTATACACGTCATCCAATTTGATATCAGTTTTGTGACCTTTTGATTTTTTAACTTTTATTGAATCAATATTAATAGACATTGGCACTTGAGTTTTACCATCATCTGGACATGTTACCATGACTTCAATTTGTTCACCAACTGATTTTCCTCTCACGTTCAAGAAAAGATATTCAATATCAAATGTCGATAGTTTTTCAACTTTCGTTCCTTTTGTTAAAATACAAGATGCCAATATCGATTTAATTGCGTTTGCAATCTGTTTCTGGTCTTGTGATTCTAATGCTATAATTAATATTTTCTCTTCTTTAACGAGAAATGGTCTATACTTAATCTTCCTGTTAGATGATGGAAGAGTCAACTCATATGTAGGAGTCGATATTTTTGGTAAAGGCATAATATGCTAAACACTTCAGTGTCACTATTTATAGAGGTTTTTTAATACTTATTTACCTCTGATATTCTGATATTACGTTTGATGAGGACGATGCAGTACCAGATGCAGAACCATTATACAAATCTTGCTGCAATACATTCTTATTATCAGATGCATTACCACGATTAAATACTTTACTTAGTTCATCATCAGTGATTGCAAATCCATCCCTTGTAGGATTTCCTCTGTTAAATATTTCGTTGAACGCATTCTTAAGTGCTCTTGCTAAAGAATTTGATTCACCACAAATGTAACGATCAAAACTAAAAGTAGCTGATGCTTTTAATACTTGTGAACCTTGATATGATACTCTTGTAGAACTTAGTGATAGTGGAAATAAACCTATAAATCTATACTCTAAGAATCTATTATAATCTCTCTCAAACTTAACGATTCTAGTTTCATTTGATTTATATTCTGATGGATAATTTAACTTAAAGTGATATCCATCTTTTGATAGATCTGTATTAAATCCTGTTATATATTCCATCCAATGTTCAATAAACTTCATTGACTTATAATCATTATCAACATAAAACTCTAAATTTATCTGCGTAAAATTTCTTGTGTGTGCAAATCTTTCGATGACCCCTTGAAAATCTCCACGAGTGTCAACTGATGCTAACGCACTTCCTGGTAAAACTGCATTACTGCATAGTAATCCAATATCATCTGCTATGAAACGATCATTGACACCCTTTCTTCTTAAATATGATCTTAAACTACTAACTGGCAATTGAAACTTAACCAAATATTGCGATGTTTGTGCAACATTCTGCAATCTTGGCATTATATCTGATATTTGTCTTGGTCTTGGTGCTGGCACTCTAAATAAAATTACATGATATATGTATTTAGATGTCTTACAAGGGAAAATACTACCCTTCCTTTCCTAGAAAATACAAAGGTGATCCGACGAATATAATTTATAGGTCTCTCTGGGAAAGAAAGTTTATGGTGTATTGTGATAAAAATGAAAGTATCTTAGAGTGGGCAAGTGAAGAAATTGCGATTCCATATCGCTCTCCTATTGATAATCGAGTTCACAGATACTTCCCTGATTTCTATATGAAAGTCAAAGAAAGGGGTGGAAAAGTAAAAAGATATGTAATTGAAGTCAAACCAGCAAAGCAAACAAAACCACCCGTGAAACCAAAAAGACAAACAAAGGGTTATATTCGTGAAGCATATGAATATGCAAAGAACCAAGCAAAATGGAAGATGGCACGGGAGTTCTGTGCTGACCGTCAGTGGGAGTTCAAGGTAGTTACAGAAAAAGAGTTAGGAATATGAGTCGTATCGACCCCATCATGCAAAATCTTATCGGGAATGAGGATCCTGATGATTTAGCGACTGATATATTAGAGGTATTGACTGAAGGAAGCAATATACCACAAGCAGGAAACTTCTATGTTTTTGTATATCGTGCTAAAACACCTGGTATTAGATATGATTTACACCCACTAGTCGCAGTGACTGATGTTTTTGATTGGGGATTCAAAGGATTGAATTTTCACTGGGGTAAGATGAGACAATATACGTATCAAGAAGTTGTAGGTGGTTTATATCAAGTCGATGAAATGGAGTTAAGAGACTTACGAACCATTCCTTTTGGAAGAATCATACTAAATAGTTGATACCCTACTAAAAAAGAAAAAATAAATGAGTAGACTTAATTGGGATCAAAGAAGAAAAGCAAGGGGTAGTAGTTACACTTATCCTAAAGATAAGGGTCTTGGAGTTAATAATGAAAGAGAAAAACCAAAAGATAATAAAAATGTAAATTCTGGTTCAGGTAAAAAGACTGCTAAGAGACATCACAGTGATATACCAGGCATTGACAAGCAAATGGGGTATCCAATAGCAAGAGGACCTGGTGATGACACAGGTGATAGTTTAATGATTAAATGTATAAAATATATCCCATCAAAATTAAGTTTAACAGGAGAGATACAAGGGTTGTATGCAGCTAGAGATGGTACAAACCCCCATACTGGTAAAGAAAAAAAAGCAGGTGATGCTTTATATGGCAATGATGGTCAACCTCTTACTAAGTTTAAAAAAGGAACTATTAAAATATCTAATGAGGGTGCATCTGATCGACAAAAAAATGCTTATCCAGTTTACTACATTAGATTGCCAATACCTCAAGATGTAAACGACTCAAACGTCGTGACATGGGGAGATGATTCAATGAATATATTTCAACTTGCTGGTGTGGCAGCTGCTGCTAGTTTTATGACTGGTGCAGCTCAGACTTTTCAGGCAGCAAAAGAACTTCTTAATGATGATATAGCAGGTAGTTTTGGAAATCAGATAGATGACGTAACACAGAGAGCAATTTCAAATGCTATTGCTGGTAAAGCAATTGATGCATTGGGTGGTAATGTAAGACCGAATAGTGTTATCGGAAGATCATCAGGAGCTATATTAAATTCTAATCTTGAACTACTTTTTAGTGGTGTTAATCTAAGAACTTTTCCTTTTAGTATAAATTTCTCACCAAGAAATAGTAAGGAAAGTGAAATGGTGTTAAAGATAATCAAAGCATTAAAAAGTTCAATGGCAGCAAAGAAAAATACTGAAGAAGGATCAACAGGTCAGGGTGGCATATTTTTAAGAGCACCCGATGTTTTTCAACTTCGATATTTAAAGGGTAATAAAGATCATCCTTTCTTAAATAGTATCAAAGATTGTGCTCTTACTGGTATGACTGTTAATTATACAAACTCAGGGACATATGCAACCTATGGTGATGGAACACCTGTAAGTATACAAATGAATTTAACATTTAAAGAACTCAATCCTATCTACTTTGAGGATTATAAAGATAAAAGTTTACCAGGAGTTGGATACTAATGGGATATTTTAGAGAACTACCTGATATATTCTATCAGTCACCACTATCACACAAGAAATCAAGTATAGATTACGTTGCAATAAAAAATATATTTCGTCGAACAAAATTATTTGATTATCTAAGTGACAACGTTTCATTTTTTAATAAGTATGTAATCGAAGATGGAGATAGACCAGATACAGTTGCAGAAAGTTTGTATGGTGATTCTGAGTTAGATTATATCGTTATTTTAGTGGCAGGTATCACTAATATAAATCATGAATGGCCGATACAAGATTTCCAAATTTATGATTTTGCCCTCGCAAAATATGGAAGTGAACAAAAGATGAATGAAATTCATCATTACGAAACATATGAAATCAAAGATAGTGAAAATCGACAAATTTTACCACCAAATCTCATTGTAGATGATACTTTTAAATTAGATGGATCTGCATTAAGACACGGAACAAATCGATTTACTGTAATAAATCAATCAGGAAACTTGCAGTTAGATGATAAAAATCAATATACAGTTGCAACTGATAATATTGCAAGACCTGTAACATTTTTAGATTATGAAATAGATGAAAATGAAAAACGTAGGGAAATAGATGTACTACGTCCCTCCTATGTTCCAAACTTTATCTCAGACCTAAGAGAAGTAACGAGATATAGTAAAAATTCAAGATATATTTCTGGTTCAATTATATCTACTGAGCCTACAAACTTAATTCCATAAAAAAAGGGGGTCGTTTGACCCCCATGATATTATTCTTCCGCTAGTTTTTGGAAGTATGATAATGCATCGTCATCATCATCATTTACTGAAGAAGGTGATGTTGATACAGCAGCAGCAGTTACTACTAATTCTTCTGCAGCACCACGATCATCATCTTCATCTGCAACTTCATATTCTGGAGTTGCTGTTTTCTTATTACCAAGAACATAGTCTAAACGAGTCTTCAACTCTTCATAAGTCTTGAACTGGTCTCCTGCAACTAACTCAGCGAGAGAGAATTGCTTCTTCCACAATGACTCAAGAGCATCGTCGTCATTAAGTAATGGACTCACAGCAGCAAACTCAGAACTGTCATAGTTTCTATAACCTGCAACATTCTTTGCCTTTAACTTGAAGTTAGCACCTTGCCAGAAATCGAATGGATCGATTGCTTCCTCATCCTCAAACTCAGGTTGCATTGCTGCAGTTAGTTTGTCAAAGATTTTCTTACCATACTTGAATAAGAATACTTTACCTTCGTTCTCAGGATTCGCAGGGTCTTTAACCACATAGACATTAGAAACATATGTCAACTTACGCTTCTGCTTTCTTGCAGTTTCTTTTCCAAGATCAGTTCCATTATTCCAGAGTAAAGAGTTATACTCAGAAACAGGGTCTTTCTGTCCTAGTGTGGTAAGAGAGTTCTCAATATACCACCCACCAGGTCCTTGGAATGCGTGAGAATATAGTTTAACGAAAGGTAGGTCTTCGTTTTCAGGTGCGGGTAGAAAACGAATAACAGCATAGCCGTTACCACCTTTATCTACATCTAATTTCCATATGCGGTCATCTGCGTTACCGCCTGTGTTGTTCATCTTCTCGACTTCTTTTACTAACTTTGCTGTTAGTGAGCCAAGTTTAGACTGTTTTTTTAGGTCTTTAAAAGACATTTGGATACCTCGGATAAATTGGATACGTTGGATAATTGGATTATATCAGATAAGTTCTTAAGAGTCAAGCTGTGTCTTAAGATTGTCAATTGTATGTGACATTCCAGAGAATAGCAAGGACATGTCAGTGCCTTCTGGAAAACCAAGAAGTTGAACTGATTGCTCTAAGTGCTCCTTTAACTCAATTGCTTCTGGATCTTTTGACAAACTAATGCGTGTATACATTAGTTTTTGCTTCTCTAATAGATTTGTGAGTTGTTCAATATGTTCAAGTTTGTCTTCACGACTCATAGTGCCAAACTTGAAGGCTTTTTGATATATCTCGGACTGTAATCCGTGAATATCTTCTAATCCCTCTTTGACTATATCAGAATCAAAAAATTCACTCATTAATAATTTCCCTTAAGATTTTTTTAAATTGGAACACATTTATATTTAGGAAAGGTTTATACTTCTTAATTTTAAGACTGACGGTTTCCCATACTGGATCTTTTAATTTTTTGTCAAACCTCTCTGAAAATGCGAAAATAATATCAAATATAACGAATGTCTCTAAAGATATATCTCCACCTAAAAATCTCTTTAATATGATAGGATGTCCTTTCCTACACTCTAATATCTCCTGCAAATTCTGGTTTTCAAGCAGTTCACTTGATTGCTCCTTAAAGAGATAAGACATACTTTGTTGTCTTCTCATCCAGTCAGAGTAAGTTCTTTCTCCAGAATTGATAATTTCTCCTATCCACAGATTTTTTGGATTATCTGTAGTTACAAAGTTTGCTAATAAAAAATTAACAATTTCAGCATCAGAATACTTTCTTGATGTTTTCTCAAACCAATACTTATCTTTTCTCTTATTAAAAGAGGTTACTGTAGCACTGGATTTTCCACCATATCTAAAGAAATCATATTTACGATTTGTAAAATGATTTTTCATTGATAGATATGACTGGTAAGTTTCAAATGGTGTCACTTTCATCAACTTCTTCCATGTTACCAAGTTCTTCAATTGCATCAACGGGAACTTCAACTTCCCCAATGCGATACCAGTGTTGTTCAACACCGATACTGTCAGGTCTCACTCCAAGATATTCTAAATCTCGAAATGTATGTTCACGCAACATCGCTTGTAAGCGATAGTGCATTAATTCATTTTGTGTAGGCATTATAAAGGTAACTTTGCTCTTGATGTAGGTTTCATAAAGTTAAGTCTAGTTGCATCCCACTTAAGTCTTTCCTTTAATGGTTTTGAGATTAACTTCGATACTGATTCTACCTCAATATTGTTAGTTTCGCAA